ACGAATGCGGCTCTGAATTGAGGGTTTGTTTGAGCAGATGCCAATGGAATCATAGCATCTAGTACGGGTAATGCAAGTGCTGCACCTGCACCTCTTAGCATAGTTCTGCGATTTAAAAGCATAACTGTCTCCTGTAAATTTAATTACCTTTGACAGTTAGCGATACTATCACAGTAAGCTAACCTATTCGCTCGGGTCTTTAACCTTTGCTAAAAGTATGTTTACTATTTATATTATTTTTTACCTATAGCCATAAATCTATCAAAGAAAACTTTACCTTCCCAGTTATAATAAAACTGTTCTATTTGTCCTGTATAGAGTGGTTTTGTTATGCCTGTGTTTTCTAAATGACCTTCAATACTATCAACACAATTAATACCGTACATCTCTTGTATTACGTTACTTGTTTGTAAGGCAAACGTACAATCTGGATTTGCAGTACGTAAATCTCGTAATGGATACATCTGTTCACATCCTAGTGAAATAACAATGTCAGTATCTAGAGCATTAATATCATGGAAGGCAAAAGGTATATCTAACTGAAGATGATTTATGTCAATACCGTTGTCAGTATAATACTTATTAAAAACTTTGGATAGCTCTAATGCTTCATTATCAATATCAATAAGGTCCATATGTTTTACTTTTATGTTTTCACATATAAGAGGTACAAGAGGAAAGCCCAACCAAGAATTTAACACGATAATATTGTATTCTTTGTCTGGGTCTAACTGTTTTACAAGTTCTTCCATCATCCAAACGGCTGCGTCCATAGTGTTTGGGTTCATAGACTTTCTAAAGTCATCATGTTTGTGGGGCATTTCATGTGCAATTTTTTCTAATGCTAATCCCCAGTATCTAAAACTAGTTAGAAAATTCAATTTTAACATCTTCAGGTCTCTCCATTGAATCATATAAACAAATATACGGTGTGTCCCGATACTTATATTTTTCTACATCAACAGGATAATAATATCCATAGTTATAACTATAAACCCATCCAGGAGGAAAGTAATCAATACATTCTTTAGGAAATCTATTATAGAATAGATTGTCTAGTCCCCTAAAATAAAAAAATATTTGACTAGGATAGTCTTTTATCATAGTCCAAAAATTGTCCATGATTTCAGTATCAATTATAGAGTCATTCCATCTTAATACACTAGAATTTAAATCAGTATATTTTGTGGGTACGTGTTCAGTTTCTTTTTTCATTTTTTCTAAATCGTGCCAATATGTTTTTATAAAAAATATTCTGTTGTCACAATTATAATTTATAAAAGAATCTAGCTCTCTTTGAATTTCTATATCTAAATCCAAAAACATTTTTTCTCCTCGCTGAGTTACGATGTTTTTATCAAAAAGATATAATTTATTCCACCATTTTTCATAGTAGTTGTCTTTAGGTAGAGGTATTACAGTTACGTTTTTTAAAAGTCCTTCAGGGTTTTCTGTCAGACAATAAAATTTAAACTCACTGTAGATGTTCTCAAAGCAATCTTTGTAAATTTTATTTACGTGTTCGCTAGAGTATTTTTCACCCCATTTAACGGTGTATATATGTATCATTGCCAATGTGCCAATAAGTCAGGATCTGCTAAGTCATCTTGTTTTGTACTGCCTCTAGATTTATCTTCAAAAGGCAACAAGTCAATATTAAACACACAGAGTATAGCGCCTTTACGATAGGTGTCCACTCTAAGGTCATCAGCATCCCAGTCTCTACCTCTGTTGTAAGAGTATGCCATCCAACTTGGAAAGTGTCCCCACAGTTTTTTATAATTACTAAACTCACCCCAGCGCCAACTGTGATAATTATCAGTACCGTCAGTAAATGTGAACCATATCTGTTCTTGATGTTTTAATACATCTTCCCATATACATTCACATTGGTCATCCGACCACACTTGACAAGATCCATTTGTGTATGCACCGTGAGCAAGTTTAAAGTTTCTACTTTTCATTGGACGAGGATCTTGCCACCAACTTCTGAGTTTTGTTGGCCTATCTAAGTCGTGTGTAATGATAGGGCCCATATCATTTTGTATTATAACATCTAAGTCTAAGAAAACGAAACGCCCCGTAGGCTTATCGTCAGCGAAGTTATGAGTATTAAAAACAAAAGTTTTAGGACGATCCCAGCAGCGAGCCATTCCATACTTGAAACTATCAGAACCAAACCAATACTTAGGATGAATATTAGGAATGTCAGGGAAGTCAATAACTTTAATCCCAGGATCAAGGCCTTCAGGAAGATCCGTGTAACAGTAAAAATGAAAGTCAAATATGCTATCATCAGTGTTACGTTTAGCCATTGAATATAATTTATTGACATAATGTGGTCCATACTTTGTTCCCCATTTACAACATATATAATTTACTCGCATTTCCATAACCTCAATAATTCTTTATCCTTCAATTCCTCAAACTTTATTTGTTTCTTTGCCTTTGGGTCTGGTGTAAGGTCAGTGTTGAATATACAAATCTTAGCATCAGGCCTATAAACAAATGGTTTCACATCTTCAGGATGTTTCATTCCTCTGTTATAACTGTAAACCCAATCATAGGGTATATTCTTCCAAAGGTCACGTTGTCTCCAATAATGATAATTGTCAGATCCTTTGTAGAATGTTTTGAAAACCATTTGTTCTTCTATCAGAACATCATAATATATATGTTTGGTTTGTTCATCATTCCAAAGCATCATACTAGAATTATAAAAAGTGCCTCTCATATCAATAAACAACCTTTCATGCTTTTGATTTTTTGGTTGCCATTGAACGTGGATCATTCTTGGTTTATTAGCAAGAGTATCTATTTCATCAATGTTACTTTGTATCACTACATCTAAATCAAAATAACACCATTTGCCTTCATAACCTAACCATTCTTTTGAATTAAAAACAGTAAATTTTGTCCTGTCCCAACAATACTTTTCTTTGCCAAACCAATGCACAGGATGCAACAATCCGTCATCAGGTATGGGATGTGTATCACATTCAAGTCCCTCTGTTTCATCTGTGTAACACGTAAAGGTAAAAGGTTTTGTATAGTTTTTCTCAACCATACGATACAGATTGTTTACGTAATCTGGGGTGTACTTATCGCCCCATTTGATGCACACGAAGTTCATCATAATATTCTGTCACTAACTCCGGAAAGTCTGCCTGTCCATTAAGTAATGCTATTGTTGCGTCAGGTTTGTATTTGTGGCCGTCAAATCTAAAAGAATATATCTCACCTTCAGGCCAGTGTTCAAATGTAAAGTTTTCGTGGAATAAAAATCTATCATCACCTGCATATTTTACCATGTAATAATCTTGATCTTTTTTCCAATACTCGTATATATGTCTCGCATCTTCCCATAACATTACGCTTGAGTTAAAGTTGCTTAGATAGTTATAAGACCACCGCTTGTCTTTATGATAGGGGAAGTCTTCACGTTTCCAATAAGTATAACAAATCATTGGGTGTTTGTCAAGATATTCAAACAAATGACCTATGTCTTTTTGTATGGCTACATCTAAATCTAAGTATAAAGTTTTGCCGAAACGATATTGGAAAAGTTTGACCTTTTCCCAATGTCCTTCAGGTTCACCGTCAATCGGAATAGTATAAATATCAGAACGTAGTCCTTCAGGATTATCGGTCACACAAACATAGTTATACTTGCCGTTGGTGTCGAGGTATATACGGTTCACATCATCTGCCGTATATTTGTCACCATATTTTAAGGTCAAAATAGTTTTCATCACAAGTCCAAAATGTTATAAATAAGTAGACACATTCATACTTATAAGATATTTATATGGCTACAGTAGAGAATCTAGTAATAGATCAAGGTCAAACTTTTTCTTTTTCACTTACTCTCAGCAATGCTGATGGTAGTGCTAAAAATCTGTCGGGATATACTACTTCTTCACAGATGAGAAAAAGTTATTACACTTCTACGGCTACAGATTTTACAACAGCACAGGTTGATGGCACGGGTGAGATAACTAT